TTATTCTCCAATTTGTACAATATAAGTATTAAGTTCATTAACCAAAGCACGTTGATGGTCATCGTCAATTGCTACGACAGTAAGCAAAAATGCCAAAACGATTATAATAATATTTTTAATCATAGTTCAATTGTACTCCATATCATTGTTTTAGTCAAACACTCAATTTTCTTTCAACATGGGTAGGCCAATAATATAAACATTTATCGCAGCAGGGTTCGGCGGTATAGGATTTAAAAGAAGAATAAATAATAGGATCTTTACGATATAGATTAGCCTTATGGCTATTAACAACACGGATTACATGCTCTGGCTTTTGCCAAACGGGAAGGCTATTGCCCCATAGATGACTAAAGGCTGACTTAAGGGTTTTAAGGTTTAAAACATTTTTATCAGTCTTAATGCCTCTCCACTCTGCTTCATAAACCATATGATCGATATACTCCATAAGGTGGTTTTCAGAGTTTTTCCACATAAGTACTGCTGGGTGATTTTTCCAAGCACCAGACTCTGAAGCACCAGATAGGACTTTGAGGATTTGATAGCCTTCTAGGATTTGTTTATTTAAACGCTTATTGTCTAGTGATTGGGCAGAGTATTCGTAATCTGATGATGGCAGAAATGTTTGCATGTATTCAGTATATCAATTTTAATGGGTAAAGTCAAATATCAAAACGTTGTTATATCTTTTACTAATTTAGTTAATTGACTAATATCTTTTTGATCAGTATGAAGCAAAAAATCTTTTACGTTTAAATTTTCATATATTTCTATAATGGTATTTTTTACCTCTTCATAAGTTCCTTTAGGCCAATGACCACCTTTGACTGCAAATTTTGAATCATCATATTCGATGCTTGACTCATCTTGCCCATCTTCAATAATTAATGGGTTTATAAGCAAAAGAATAGAACAATTTTTAATCTTATCCATATACTCTTTATTATAAAGATTTATACCAGTTGTAATTATATAATCTGTATACTTATTAGCAACTTCAATTGTTGTATCGGATGTTCCAACTACGGCTAATTTTGTTTTATACTCTTTATTCCTAACTAATTTAGAAAACTTTTCCATCCATTTTTTGGTAATCATTACCCTTTTTTCATGTGTATCTATTAATGCAGGATCACCAGAATAAAATTCTATTGCCATATTTTCAAATTCTGGGCTATATCTTCCAGCAACAAGATTAAGATCAGTTCGGCTATTTCCAAAGGCTTGAATTGAATCAAAAGTTCTTATTGCATATTCTGGAGTAACAGCATATGCACCCCAAGCAACCATCATTCTAATAGTTTTTGTATCTCTAAAAATATCTGGTAAATGTACTACAAAATCTTCTGTTCCTGGTCCATATGGAAGCAAAACAGAACATACCCCAATATCCTCTAGTTCCTTTGCCATTTGTCTTAATCCAGCATTAGTACAAGGCCAATGATCTCTTTGCATCCAGTGAATGTTTATTGACATATAATCATTATACAGCACGGCAAAAAATAAAATCTTTTAAAGTTCGGCGAAAAGAGGTTGGTTAACCACTATATGAGTCTTGCGACTCACTATCGGTTATTATCCCCAATGACATTTTATATTGATCCATAATGTTTTCTTTAGATATATTATGATTATCAATTGAATTTAGCATAACTTCAGCAACCATATTTTCTTTATAATATTTTTGTTTGATAGATGTACAGGTTTGTCTATGTAGTTCATCGCTATATCTTCTTTTGATTAGCCAAGGGGATTCAGAAGATAGTCTGCCCTCTCCATTTGACCACTCTAAAGCATATGAGTTAAAGTCTGGATGATCCAACATATAAACAGATGCATGATACTTATTATCATAACGTTTATGCAGTACAATAATATCGATCATTTTTTCAGATTCAAAAGTGTTTAAACTTTCTTGAAGTTTGTTATCGAGAGTTCGTAATATTTCCTGGGATAGGTCATCTTGCGATAATAGCCTATCATTAGCAATAGGAGTACGACACTGAACAAAATCTATAGTTTTATTGCCAGTTTTAGATACAGCCTGCTCTTTGATAGATTTAACATTAAAACAATATTTATCATTAACTACATCAGCCATAAAATGATCGCCAGGAATGACTCTGCCATTAACGCAGTGAGCAATTATCTGCTCCCAAGTGTCTGATTTAATAACTCCTTCAAGTCCTGAATAGTACCAAACATCAGCCTTAAACTGTTCTAAATCAAAAATTGACATATATTGAGGATATCATGCTTTGAGGGTTAAGTCAAGTATAATATAGTTATGAATGAATCTATTCTTTATATTTTATATAGCCCATATTATAAGGCTGTTAAGATAGGCATATCATCTATAGATGGAAAAAGGTTTGCTGCCCATAGGACCAAAGGATGGATGCTTGTATCCTATTGGCATTTTTTTGAAGGGGATAAAGCAAGAGCAGTCGAATCTATAGTATTAAAAACATTGAGAGATAAACACGGACACTTCTTAAGTAAGCAGGACATGCCTCAAAATGGCTATACAGAGACTTTTGACGCTAGTAAAGTAACTAAAAGAAGTTTAATACGAATGGTCAACAAAACCATTAAATTAGTTAATTAACTATATTTGATATTAAACTATAAAGCAAACCTTTAGACTTAAGATCTTTAACTAAATAATGATCTCCTTCGTAATCATGCATAATAATATTTTTTTGTTTAGGAAAGCATGCTTTATGGATAGCATCGTAAGGGTCATTACCATAAAAAATATGATATTCAGTTTGATCACTAAAGCAATCTTCTAAAGATATGTAATGCCAGTTAGTTATTTTTTGTGAATACATTAACCATCTAGTCTCAAGTGGAACTATAGATTTATGCACAGAGTATTGAGGTACAAAAGCAATAGCCTTTTCTATCAAAAAATGGCGGGAAGCAAGGATGGCACAAAAACCTCCCATAGAATTACCTATAGTAAATACTCTCCTGTTAACTAGATATGGAGATATAACCTCAGATAGCAGATTCCAATCTATATTTCCCCATGATCTGGTTTTATCTATAATAAATATGGCTGTAGCCCCATTAGTTGCTTTGTTAAATTCTTCTTGCTGAATATTGATACCACCCATAGCCTTGCCAACGCCAGAAAAACAAAGAAATACATTATCTGAATCCCCCTGTTTTTTAGAGATTTTTAGATTACTATCTTCGTATAATATTTGCATTAATTAAAGTTATCCACAGGTCATACAGTAGTAAGGAACTCTAAAGTTTTCCTTATTTGTGTATATGATTTGAGAGCATCCAGAACATTGAATATGGCTCATTGTTGGATCTTTTTCTGCTACCTCAATTATAAATTGTTTTGTGTAGTATACCTTTGTAGCATACCAAGTTAATGCTATTGCGATTATTGTTATCATATGTCTATAGTATCACATCAAGGTTAACAGAGTTATCCACAGGCTATAGAACATATCTATTACATATGTTTGGTAGTTATCCACATGTTATCCACATATAGATCTTACTGATTAGATTATTAGATAGCATGAAGTGGAGTGTTGTGGAGGATAGTGGAGTATAAAGCAGATTTAAAGGGGCCATCGTAATCTTTTTTTTACCTGGGGCCATATCCAAACCTCTTATACCACATATTCAAACCTTTGTCAAACCTTTATATCTGGCATATCTGGCATATTTGGATAGCGAATTATACAATGTTTGTCCCAATTTGTCAACTTTATTTGCATAGCAAATTTTTTGACAACTTTGGGAGATTCTTGAATGTTTTCGTAAAGGAATCAAAACAAATCAAAACAAATTTAAATGTTTTATATTGTTTTTCTATTGTTTTATATAAGGTGTTTTATACTATAGATCAGGTGTATCTTCTATCCCCTGCGAAAAATTGTAGACTTCGCCAAGGGCAGCACCTGTAAGTTCGGGATCGTAATCTGTGATGTCAAGTTTGTCGGGGGTAAAAGAGAAGAACTTACCAAGACCAACAATCTTAGTAACACTAACAAATGAATCCCACATCGCATTACTAAAAGCAGCATACTCTTGTGGTTCATTCTTTTTGTATTGTGCAAAATGATCTCTGGCCATATATAAATTATACCATTGTTTGGCAAATAGGGTTTGGGGATCGTAAACCAGGGATCGTAAAGGCCCCTTCGTAAAGGAGCGTTTTAAAAAACTCGGTCTCGGGTTAGATCTCTTTTGGTCCAACAGAAGAGATTACTTCATTAAGGTTGTCAAACCCTGTATCTTCAATCTCTAAGGAAGTAATGAATAAGTCCCAAGTTTCTTGAATGTATGCAGCAGACATAAGTGTATCTTCTACAATGCCTTCATGAATAGCAAAGGCTAGAGGCAATCCCAAATCATTGTATTCAATAAAATCAACAAACTCAGGGTCTGTCTTATAGTCTAGCCATAACTCTGCTAGTATTGCACAAATGTTAGTATAGGGAGTCTTGATATTTGCTGTCGTCATGCTTTCCTTCTTTCTCATATTGGGCTGATTCTGCTATGGTTATGAATCTATTATACACGACAGTAGGAGTTAGTCTTGCTAGGTATCTTCCTACTAATTCTAAATCTACCCGCAAATCTACGACTAGATTACTTAACTTAATTGCCAACTTTTCTTCATCTGTTAATTTATGTTTGATTCTGATTGTCATTTCTCATCTCCCTTTCCATTATACCAAAAAGAGGACAGGAATGCAAGACCCCTCTAACACCCCTGCCTCTTTATTTAGTTAGTCTAGGTGACCCATGGCCTAGACTAGGAGTGGCGTACAATACGCAGCCACAAATTTATCCCAGTCAACTGATACATTATCAGTAATAGTTTTATCAGTAAAGTCGATGACTACAGTCTGTTCGCCTAGGTCATAGTTATTCCCAGTGATAGCATAGATACCAAAACCTGTTTCATCCAGGACATTGTGTTGAATAAGATAACTAATCATCATTCTGGTCGCATATGATGAATCAGACCAACGTGGACGTGAATGCTGCAGGGCACCTGCAATGTCTGTCTCCCAGCCATCTTGGCCCCAGTGACTGTATAAGACGACGCTAGGTCCATCCTCTGAGTCCTTGAATACAAAATTAATACGTGCTCCCATTTTATTCCTCTTCCTCTTCTTCTTCTTCTACGGATTCAATCTCTAAAGGATACCAGTCAATTGCATAAGTTTCAACTTCACCTTCAAGTTCTAATTGTCTTACTTGATCTTCAGCATCGATTTCATCGACAGCCTCAATTTCAAACTCATAGACGGTTTCTCGTGTTGCAGTTACATTATATCTGGGCATTTGTTTCCTCTATCTCTTTTAGTTGTTCAGGGGTTGCACATTCAGGGCAGCAATCAAAATCAAAGCCACCGAACTTGTCACTGATTAATCCACCTTCATCTTCAATCTCTGCATCGCAGTTCTCGCAATAGAACCAAGGTACAGAAACTTGAATCTGAATAGTTGTATTAGGTGGGCAAGGGACTTCAGTAATAAAGTAACCAATACGATTAACAAAACCCCAACCACTCCAAATATAAGAACCACCATCGTCGCCATCGCCATACATCCAAATATTAGAATCATTTTGCTCCTTGACGAATTCTACTTCTTTGCCATATGTTTCAAACATTGTTCCACCCTCACCCATATCAAATGAAGAGGTGGGGTCTATTTGATTAAGAATAGGTTTGTATGTTTTTACCCATTCATCAAAATCCATTTCAATAAATGTATCAAGCATTTTGGTATCTGTCCTTTACTTCCGATAGGATTAGGTCAACGTATTCAACAGCACCTTCTAGGTATGGGTAAATACTATCAGCCCCGTCAACATTTGTCAAACGCTCTTCGAGTTCATTCTTTTCATTCTCTATATAGTTAATGATTCCCTCGATAAATGAAATAGCGTCATCACGTTCACATGTACCACATTGGGCAGTTTCGTCGTCTGTATAAGTTATGCTACAGCCACAGCCTGCACACCATGATTCATCACGCATTCCCATTTAGTTATCCTTTGGAGTATAGCGTTCGTTAAATAAAATATAGTAGGCACGTTCTAAACCAACTGCAAAACCATTTGCCTCAGTTCGTTCCATAGACTGCATAGCGTCTGAGTAGTCATCTTCTTCCTCCTCAGTGGCAATTTTATTAAAGATATGCCAAGCCTCATCTATTTCTTCTTCAAGTGTTGCTTTTACTATAACTAGGTCTGTCATACTAGGGTCTCCTCTATGTGTTTACGGTCTATAGATAAATTATACGTTAGGCAATACATATTTGTCAAGGCTTCCATATACCCTTGCAAAAATCTATCATCATTGTCTCCGTCAAGGAGTTCTTCTAAGTCAAGCATTTCTACTTTAAGGTGTCCATGCATAAGGTCGATTAATGGGATAGTTATATCCTCAAGAGCCTTTTCTAAATGTTCGGGGATAAAGGGATACTTATCGCTCACCTAATACTCCTAGTATATGATTAAGGGCATACTGTTGTCCATTAAGGTGGATGATAGAATCTCTATCCCCTTCGGGTACCTTATCATAGTCTTGTTGGACACTGATAAGATGTATCTTTATATATTCTGTTAATGTGTTTAGGTCCATATATTAATTATAGGGGTTTGGGCTGACAGGGTCAAGTTCTACGGGTGTGACCTTTGTCACATTCCCTGGACAGTTCATGTGAAAGTATACTATTAGCCTATGCTCAGGATCTGTTGTAGTAGCACCACATGTGGCACAAGACCAGGATTGTTTAGCCATTACCCCTCCTCTATTATTTCTTTAGCGGGATTCCAATATCCAAACCCACAATCAAATCCACAGGTATATACTCCAGGGACATCGCTACATAGCCATTGATGTTTATGCATTAGTAAGTCTCCACATAGTCTTGCTCCCAATACTTTACAATAGTATTAAGAGTGATATGTAAATGGCAGTCGCAGTCTTCTGTGGCTTGCTCAAAATGTTCTAGATTATCCTCATAAATGAGAGTAACTAATTCGTCTATGGTATAAGGTTTGTATGTTTGGGTCATATGACAATTATGCCATGTTTGGGGAAATATGTCAACTATCTTAATAACATTTTGATTTGACATTTTTGGAAATATATGCCGACTTCGTAATTGATTTTGAGAATGACATTTTTGGTCGGCCTGCATTTTTATGCATTGCATTGCATTTTTATTTATTGCGATTCCAACGGGACTTGAACCCGTAGCCTCTACCGTGACAGGGTAGCGATCTAACCAATTGATCTATGGAACCAGATGAGCAGTTTTAAATCTTGCTCAGGATTTTTATTTAGTTATGCAATCTGCAAAACGTCACGAACAACATTTAGCAAACGATTTTTCTCTGCGTTAATTGCAGGGTCAAATCCACTTGCTGCTGCAAGAATAGATTCGTTAGAACCACCACGAGCAGAGCGATACCAATCAAGACGTTCAGTAAGAGCGTTAAACGCACCCCAACCATTACCAGCAATCATGCCGTTAAATTCGCCTGTGTAAATATCGTTGATTGTATCAACTTTATTTTCCCACTTAGTGAGAGCACCCTTAGTGTCCTTTTCAGGCTTAGGGTACGCTGCAAGAATAATATCGTTAAATTGCTTAGCGTTCACTTCTTTCTCAAAAAGTGACTTAGCCATTACATCGAATGAATCCATATAAGCATTAGCAAGACCAAGAGTCTCACGAGCAATTTGCACCTTGCCATTTGCTGTCTGCGTGTGGCGAATCTTGAAAGATTGCTTGACACCATTCTTCTTGCGTGTGCGATTAAGTGCAATGTTGAGAGTGTTAGCACAAACAACACGAACAGGTGTTATGCTTGCTTGAATTGCAATAGAACCATCGTGTGATGTGTTAATCAAAAGATAAGTTTTGATTTTATCAGCAACACCAGTAGGGTCAAGAACAGTTTCACGTTCAAGAGCGAGAGAGCCAAAGACTACACGTCCACCCTTAAGTGAACCAGCAGTCTCCCAACGTCCACCACCATCGAGAATGTTATCCCCGAATGAGAATAAATCTTCATTCTGCAATGTGTGATAACGTTCACCAACTACACCAAGAATATCAGTCTGCGATTCAGTAGTAGGATTATCACGCACGACATAAAAATAATTCTTGTCTGATGATAATGTTTCAGGAACAACTACGTCCTCAAGACGTACATTCCATTTATTTAGATTTGCTGCTTCTAACATTTCAGCAGTATTTTTTTCTTCTGTGAATACAGTTCCGAGACCATGCCAAGCAGGTTCACGGAATGATGCAAAACTTGCAACCCCATTTTGGGTTTCGAGTTCATGAGCCATTTTTTCCTTCTTTCTTTTTGGGTATAACCTAATCTTAGCAGAGGGGACTGACAAAGTCAAATCGTCTTAGTAAACATGGGGCAAATCGGACATTTCTTAAACGTGATCTTAAACACACTGTGAGATTCATCACATGAGGCCGACCCAAAATTTTCAGGGATTTTGAAAGGGCCAGTTTTAATTCATGGCCCAGGAATTTATTTAGTAGCCCCCTACTAAAAATCGATACGGTCTACATTTGAACTTAGCCAAGTGACGTAGTCAGAATTATAAGATACAGAATCAAAATCGATATCGTTAACAATTGATTCTTCGTCCTCGTCATGGGGTACCTGCAGTGTCAAGTTATAAGTTACGGTAACTTCAACTTCAACTTCTTTTGTTAATTCAAATCCGCAGATTGCTGCAATCTCTTCTGCCTGCGAAGTTGTAATTGATTCATTGCTAAGTGATTCCAAGGTCCACTGTTGCATGTCTTCAACAATACGGTTAAGGTTTGCTGAATCTGCATATGAACGTTGGTTTAACCGCTGAATGAATTCATCCTTAGATGTAATTGACTCCTGCAGTGCACTGATTTGTGTTTGAAGGAATTCATGTGTTGCATTTACTACGGTGATGTTTTGGTCCATGGGGGCCTCTTTCTGTTTGTTTGATTAATTTAATTGTACACGAGACCACTGACATTTGTCAATTGCGATCCATTTGGCTACCCCCAGAGGGGGAGAGTTCTTACTTACGACATTGGGCGAGAACACTCTCTAAACTGCCCCTGTTTCGATTATCTAATTAAAGATAACGAGCAACTGCGTTGTATGTGGAAGTATTTACAACTTCCTCATCTGTCATTTTGAGGATACGAATTGCGTTTGCGATTTCCTCTTTTTGCTCATTGTATGTGTGTTGGTGCAGAGTTACGAACTCTCTGCTTGGCTCTTTTGGCAAATCCTTTTCGGATACTGTCAAATCAAAGTCAATGTTAAGATTGTTATTCCAAGAACGATAGTTTGTGCGAAAGTTCTCAGCATTTGTGATGTTAGCGATTGCATACGCTTGGATTTCTTTTTGCCAAGCCTTACGAGCAACTTCATACTCTGCTTCGTTTGCTTCTTGTGATGCGTAGTCTGACTCTAGTTTTGCTAGTGATGCCTCTAGTGCCGTGATTACTCGCTCAGTAGGGATTTTTACTGAGATTGCTTTTCCTCTTGCCATTTGGGTCTTTCCTTTTCTGTTAGTTGGGGGTTTGAGTTGAGCAGTTTTAATTGACTTACTCAGGTCATTTAGCGATTGCTAATTACTTACTTTGCTGTCCAAGTTGTGTAGCGTGATGTACCATTTACATCTAACTTAACACGAACATTTCCATTAGCCTGTGGGTTAATTTCCATAATTGTTCCTGTTACCTTTGACTTCTGTGTAGTGAAAGTATCGCCTACCTTGTAAGTTGCTGTATTTACTGTCATTTGTTTATTTCCTTTTCTGTTAGGGGTTTTGCTTACTGTATTAGTATAACATTTTGCAGATTGAAATGTCAAATCGAAATCTAACATTTCTCACATTTTGAGATTACTTAGAAGTCTTGACCATAGCCAAGCGACGAGAGCCATTTGCCAAAACTAGACTAACTCTGGTAACCTTATTACTGATTGGTGAAAAACTAGCGATACGACCTGTAACGCCTGTCTTGCTGGTTGTGAATAGGTCACCAATTTGGTAAGTGTATCCGTGAAGTGTCATTGGGGTCTTTCCTTTCTGTTTGGGTTATAGTTTAATTCTACACTAAAAATGTCAAAAATACCAATCCAAATGCCCATTTTTCTTGTGATAAACATCACATTCTTAAAGCGTGTCGTAACTTGACAAATGGATCATTTTGCGTCGGCCCCATTTCGGGGGACTTATCAAGTCATTGAAATAAAAATAAAATAAAAATTAGACCAAAGATTCCAATTACAATTTGTGCCATTGTTTAACTCATTTCTTACTCGCAGAAAATACAATGTCTGCTTTTGAGTATACACAAAGTGAGCATGAAACGCAAGCGGAGCCTTTCTCGCTAATCAATGGAATTTGTTTATTATTTTCAGGACATTTAGCACCAGGCTTACCAATCATTTCTTTCATGTCTGCTTGACCTATTGCAAAGTTTTTAGCAAGGTATGCAAGGCGTACACCAGAATTAATTTTAAGGTCCACACCAACTTTTACATTCTCACTATCAGTACTGAAATAAAGAGATAGGTTATCAATATCTTTAAGGATAAGAGCAGCAGACTTTACACGAGTGTATACCCAGAATTGAATGTCTGGCTGTTCTTCAATAACTAAACGCCATGCTTGAGTGTAGTCATCGTTAAAGAAATCGCCATCCCAATGAATGCGAAATAGCATAGGTGCATTCTTCTTTACACAGTCAGTTTTAAATTCTGCAATCATCTCAGAAAGTAACGTGTACATTGTTTGTAAATCAGCGTCTTTCAATAGGTCCCAATTATGCAATAGGTTAACCTTTACACCCTTGAAGAGTTTTTCTAATTTACCTGCATAGCATACAGATTCGCATACGCTAGTAGCACCAGGGCAAGAATATTCTTTACCTGCGGGAAGGCCAAAGGTATTAGCAATTGCAGCCTGCTTGCCATTCTTAGTTACTAGATTAGCAACTTTACGATCATTGGAGCGTTTTAGTTTAAGTGTATTAGTAGTCAAGGCCAAGACTCATTTCTAGTGCAATATCTTCATTATAGATTACAGACATTTCTTCAAGCATACAGTGCACACACTTCTCTTCATACTCATCAACTAAGTTTTCATTGCAACTATTGCAGATATATTGGTTTTCCATTAGGGGGTCTCCTTATTGTTCTTTAGTTAATTCTAACATTTTCCTAGTGCTTTGTCTAGTTCTACGATAGACTTTCTTTGAGGGAACGCAAGAGGCAGCATTAGAGCGACGCAACTCCATAAGTTTGCGTAACTCCTCAGGGCTTTTTCTTGTTTTCATAAATTAATCTTAGCACACATTGGGCAAAAATGTCAACTTACGTAAATGTGATTAATCTCACATGCGACACGCCGTCTGCGTCGGCCTCAGTTTTGCAGTTTATTTGTTGTCTTCAATAAAAACAAATAACTTTATTTTTTCATCAACGTTAATTTTAATTTCATCACGTTCACCAAATTCATTTTGCCATTCAACAAAATAATTATCTCCAGTCGCATCTGACTGTAAAGAAATTACTTCAACAACTCCTTCTTCAATTTCAACCAAATCGCCTTCCATTAATTGATCTGGTGATAGTGAGTCTGCGTGTATCAATTCCATGTTTAACATTGTAGCAGGCATTTTATTCCTTTACTTAGTGCAAGAGTAGGTCATGCGGACAGTTGTTTTATGCTTGTAGCCACTAACGTGGTAGGTACGACTTACCCCACACACTTTAGCCTCTGCAATTGGTACGGGTAATAGTAGGGCAACCAATACAATTCCAATTAGTCTTTTCATTTTATTCCTCATCTTCTGCTGGGTTAATGAACCAATCAAGGTGGTGCTGTTCAATAATAGCCCACGCTGGTGCTGTTGTCAAACCTTTATACGATACGCCTTCGGGCATTTCAATTTCTCTATCATAGTCTTCATCATAGGCTGCATCAATAGCATCTATGCAAGGTTGCACCATAGATAGTGGCACTGGTGGATAGTGATTACCTTGCAAGTGATATGCCAATTGCTTTTCTAAATCTAATTCTGACTCTGCAAGTCCAATTGCTGTTACGCTTCCCATTATTATTTCTCCTCTATTTCTGCGACATATATACGATCTAAAAATCCATTAGTTTTTGACATCTGATAATCAAACCAACTTACTGCTTCATCTTGGTCTGCTGCTTCTACGTCTATATAAGTATTAAACTGAAAAACTGGCATTATTTCACACTCACATTTCCATTGCGATAAAATACCTTAGTGTGCATTTTGCCACTAGGCTCTGATAGATTAACTGTTGAGTATTCATTAGCAAATCCGTGGTCTATAAACTTCTGATAGACTTCTACTGCGGATAGTGCGTCTGAGTAACGACCAATCCACTTAGGTGTTGTGTCATTATCATAGGTACAAGTTACTGAGTATAAGTATTCCATATTAGTTATTCCAATCTAAAGTTAGTTCATCGTTATTTTCTTCTACACAATCGCAGGACATAACGTCAAAATCATTATCGTTACCCCAAAATATAAATCCTGCACCATTGCACTCATCACAAGATACAACTGTTACATCTGAGAGTTCATCTAGAATATTTCCCATTATTAGTCACCAACCTTTACGACTACTGTCGCATAGAAGTCATTACGGAAGATACCTTTTCCGTCATAGGTGGGGCGTACTTTAACGACATACGCTTCTGCATTGTCATACCATACATCAGAACGCTTTTCTGCGTATTGGATAATTCCGTCTAATCCCTTGCGAGAATAAGAACGATAGTAGGTTCCCTCTAAGAGGCTTTCTATTGAGTAAGTGTTAGCCATATTGACTACCTTCTTTCTTTATTTAACTTGATATAAATATCTTAGCATATGGGTCTGACATTATCAACTCGACACGCCGTAGATACTTAAATATTTATTTTTTCTTACTCTGTAAGTCTATCCTATTAGTCTAAAAATATCAACTTACTAGCCAGTAATTCCAAATATTGAGACGCTCAACTGGTGTGAGAAAAATCACATCGTACGTAAATCACGACACGCCCGAGAGCGTCGGCCTCAAAAATGAGCAGTTTTTATTCTTGCTCAGGAATTTTATTTTATTTAATTTGTGAATTTAAATTTTTGTATTCATTTTTTATATCTAAATACATCCAATGCAATCCGATCATTGCGGGAATAAATAAAAATATTTGAACGAGTGAAGTTATTAGTCTAACCATTATTTTGTACACGCCTCTCTAAATTTTGCAGAATCAAAGTTTGGATTATCTTCATAGAATAAATCTCCAAACGCCTCGACTAAATCAAGGAAAGTAACTTCGTCAATATCTTCAACGAATTCATTTAAGATATTAGAAACAGAGATAAAAGTTTTACGAGTATAGATAGCCATTAGAGTTTCACCATATTTTCTACATCATAGGAAATTTGAAGATAAGCAGCAGCACAAGTGTAGCAATACTTTTCTGTAGGGATACCACCTAGCATAAAGGCATCTACGCCACTATACACCAAATTGGTATTATTGCAATTCATTACGGAACATTCTTTATTCATTATTTATGCTTTCTATGAGTAGCGTGTAGGTAGCGATGTTGCTTAGTGCCTGTTAGTTTATGATGTGTTTTACCATATGAGTGATGTGTGCTGTGACCTTTTGCTTGTGCTAGTGGTATTGGCATGAGTAATGCAATTAGCACGATTGAGATTAGTCGTTTCATTAGTTAGACACCAACGCCTTTCCTCGCAAGATACCTGAAACGCCTAGAGCGTCACACGATATACGGACAGCGATACCAACAGGCAACTTAGCAGGGTACTCAGAGATAAACTGAGCAACAGCACCCTTAGAGGGTAGAGCGATTCTGGTTTCTGTACCAGAGTAGTTTTCGATTTTGATAGTGTAAGTCATTTATAGACTACCTTTCTTTAGTTTGTTTATTAGGATTAGTTTATCAGATAGCACTGACATTGTATAGCGACACGCCCTAAGGCGAAGTGTGACTTATGCCACACTAGAAGCAACAGTTACCTGTGCAATGTGGACGATGACCCTTAGTGAAAGGCTCGTGACTAGGTCCATGAGCAGAGCCACAACGCTCACACCCCTCGACAATTTGGAAGGTATGCTCTCTACCATTGCACATTTCGCAAGGGAGAGTTACTGTTTTGTATTCTATTAGTGTATTCATTATGAACACCTTTCTTTTAATTCGATTAGACTTTCTAACCTATTTCCTTGCCTAGTGTTATTTGCTCTTATTTGCTACGCTCACCTTTCGGATTATTTGGTAGGCTCAGAGGCTCAACTAGGATTTATTCTTATTTAATTTTCGATACTGTAAGTATAGCATAGAAATGTCAAAAAGTCAAGTTTAGACACGGACAATTCGGACATTTTCTGTGTGATTTGCGTCACACTCTATTATCTTTTATGTACTTTATTTGGCAATTTGTACAAGTTGTCCAAGCCTGAATTTTGCCACATTCTGAGCATTTAAGCCCTTGATTTCTAGTGTTAGTCATTTTTTAACCTAACCTTTCTTTATTTTCTAATACTGTAAGTATAGCACAAAAATATCAAAAAGTCAAGTCGAAACACGGCGTGTCGCAATTTATTTTTGTGATATAGGTCACATTAGTTATCCACACCTTATCCCCAGACACGCCCGAGTGAGGGCGGTCCCAATGTCCGATTTATCCTATATGTACACCCCAAAAATGTGATGTGATTCACAATCCCAATTGTCTGCTATGTCCGATTTGTACACCCACAAATGTCAGTGGTCTATGTTATACTTCTAGGTATAGAAGGTTGAGAAAGGTTCTCAATTACTAAAAAGAAAGGTGGTCTCAAATGACTACACTAACAAATAACAATACTACTACTACTCTCTGTGCTAAGGGACATACTCCACACAAGGAGTCTATCTCAGTTATAGCACAAGATTTTTATAGTGCTGATTACTTTACATTCTGTGAAGTATGTGAACAAAATATCGATTCATTCTCATTCTATGATGAGGATAGAGGTACTGTTTACTCTAAGTGGCATGTTACTAAATAACATGTACACTCTAGTGTTAAAACTTTTATGGTGAGTACCTATTATGTGCTCACTATATTTTTGTGTTTTTGTTTTGCAAAGTGTGTATCATACATCTGCTAAAAATATTCAGATTTATGGTAAAATGGATTTATGGGAATATTAGAAAATCTAGAAAATGCCTGGGATGAGAATTTTGAATTTGAATCCAAACCTATACTTCAAACTGATGCTATGGGTAGAGAAAAATTTTGGGAAGATCTAGGAAGACCTACCAACGCTTAGGATGAATGTCTCTATTATATTTGCGGTAGATACGAAATTCGTTGAGATAATATATAACTAAAGACCTATCGGCATTACACATTTGAGCCAATTGATCTATTGATTTTTCATTATCGACATATTGTTTTTCAAGCCACACACGGTCTTGTAATAATTTATTTGCAACCATAGATCAATTATAAAACATTTAATTAATTTTATGAATTTTCAGCAGAGATACGATCTCTCCAATATTGCTCGGTATTTTTACGTTCTATTGCTGTTAATTCATATTTTGAAAAAGTAGAATCATTCAAATCTTCTATATCACAATTCATTAAAAAACCTTTTAGGTCTTCATTCATTTCCATCTTGATCTCCTTTTAGGCAATTACGCCATGATCTCTTAGTGTATCATATAGCAAACCATTAACATGCAATAACTGCTCTTTACCTTGTTCGATAAAAGACTCAATTTGATCTTTTGGCATATTTGCATCTCGTGCCATTTGCCTATTCATTTTATTAATTGTGTCACACATTAGTGCTACTGCTTCTTCTCTATACATTATAAATACCCCGTTCTTTTGTATATATACTATTATAGCGTATATTAGAAAATATAACCTACTATCAAACAAAAAGAATGCTTGCATTCAAATGTTGTTTGTATGTGGTTTAGTAATCTCTATTTTCGGCGACAACGTAAAAGCGTTTTATTTTTTCGAAAACACTAGTTATAATAATATAGTTATGAGCACACAAGAATGGGCTGGCTTAATACTCACATTTTTATCTATCGGTGGAATTGTTCTTGGTGGACTTCGTTGGTATATCAAAGTACAAACCGATCCTATTGTTGAAATGGTTGCTGATATTCGGTCCGAAACTAAAACTAACGGCGGAACTTCAATGCGTGATGAAATTAAAGCAATTAAGTGCGAACAAGAAGAAGCAAGAGAAATGCGTAAAGATACAAACGCAAAAATTGATCATATGTATGAAGTTCTGCTAGACTATATTTCTCGTTCAAAATAATTAGAGATTTTTCCTTATATATAATATATATATAATATATTTTAATATTACACTTTAGAGATAGTTTTCTTTTCTTTATATATTTAAAGTATACACTATCGCAATTCTTGACATTCTATAACTTAATAGTACAAAATGGACATTATCAATTGTAACAATTAGGTAAACTTTAATCTCAGTGTCCTGATTGTCCGCTTTATGATATAATTTAAAAGTCTAATACTTATTTCTGTTCTCTGATACCCACCCAGAATAGGTATTAGACACTTTTTCTTTATATAATGGTATAATCATCTATTATGAGTATTGAAAATTTTGGTTCAGATCCCGCCATTATTAAGTGGACTGTTATTCGTGGAGATTCTTCTTCAATTCGCTTAGACTTTTTACACAATGACGAGATTACTCACTATAATACTGACTCTTGGACCTACAAGGCTTCAGCCTATGATCCAAAAACTGATATTCTAGATTATTTAACAATTTCTCATGGATCTGGATATGTAGATGTTAAAATTCCAGCATCTTTGAGTTCAAATTGGGGTACTGGATATAAAACACAAATTGCCGAATTAAATTTTGATGTTGAAGTTACTATTGGGGAGACCGTTTGGACACCAGTAACAGGAATTATATCTGTTCTTGGTGACGTTAGCGGAACTTTGTAATGGCTGTAGTAAAAATTACAAATCGTAAACCCAATCTTCCAGATGTTGTTAAAATAACAGCCTCAACTGGAGATACTAAGATAATTAAAGTTAAAAAGTAATAAGGGGGTGCCCTAGATGGCAGTTAGTAAAAGTATGGGCTTCCCAGAGGATGCTAGGCCTTCAAACGGCTATGCTAGTCAGGTTATAGAACAAGCAAATCAAACACTATCTCCATCGTTATCTTATATACCCGTTTCTGGACCACAAGGTGAAAGAGGTCCTAAAGGTGAAAAGGGCGAAAAGGGAGATAAAGGAGATTCAGGAAAAGACGGACAAAATGGACCTAAAGGTGAAAAAGGACAAAATGGACAAAATGGTAAAGATGGCAAAACTTCTTTATCTTCTTCTGGGCAACAGGCTGGTTGGGCAAGTTATTTTGATTTAAATACAAAGCCTCAGGCTCTTGGAATTTCTAGAGGAGATGATGGCTGGGTTTCTATTTATATTGATGGTAAAGGCGAAGGCAATGAAAAATTTTTACCAGAAGATTGTGTTTCATTTTATAATCCACTATCTAGACTATTAAATTTTAAAGGAATTAATGTTGGTTCCATAGTAAGAGTTACCTATAATTTTGAACTTACTACTTTTGTAAATAATACAGAATTATGGATAAGAACTGATTTTAAAGATTTAGGATTTTGTCCAACTAAGTTTATTGGATCTTTTAAATATCAGTACACCTACGATTTATCTGTAGATCAAGAATTTTTCATTGAAGATAAGAGTATGTGGGCTACAGGAGCATCGCCTCAAATGCGAACAGATTTTGATGCATCTGTAAAACTAAAAAGTATCTATGTTTCAGTTGTATAACATGGTATAATAATTCAGCAGGCCATTTTGGGTTCGTATAACGGCAGTACGCCAGGTTCCGAACCTGAAAACGAAGGTTCGATCCCTTCACCCAAAGCCTAGTATAAGGAGGAATTGTGGCATTTCCAGCAACGAATAATATTAACTATTATCATGGTGACTCTTATGAGTTTAATATTTATCCAAAAACTGCAACAGGTGCAGTATTTGATTTAACTGGATATTCTGTTGCTTTTAATATTGCATCGGCAACTGGACATTCCCCATCTTTTTCAGTTGGAGCAACGGCATCAATTGACTCTACACATTCTTATATTTCATGTAAAATTTCTCCAACAACTGGTTCGACTTTAACTCCACAAACTATATATTTTTATGATGTTCAAATTTCAAAATCAGATAATGTTTATACTCTGTTAAAAGGTAGCATCTCTGTAACAGCAGATGTAACTGGAGCCTAATATGGCGATTGAAACTACAATTTCTTCAGAAGAATTAGTTGTTATTAATGGACCAACAGAAATTCAGTTATCAGTAGATTTTGGGCAACAGGGTACTCGTGGTACATATGTTTTTGTTTCCCCTGGAAACCCTAATACTGCTTTAGTTGGACAATCTCCAAACCCAAAAGATCTTTGCATTAATTATTTAACAACAGATTCTCATTATTCTTATGTTTATCAATATAATGCTGCATTAGATGGAACTTATCAGTGGGATCCAATCATTAAACTGAATCCTGGAATTTATAATAAAAACTGGTCAGGATCATTTGTTTCTGGTAATAAAACTTTTAATATTCCAATTGGAACAATTACGGATTTGACCACAGCACAAAGTTTAACTGCTTCAAATTTTAGTGTTCAATTTAATATTCAAGGAACAAATCCAATTGCTTCATCTGTTTCAATTGGGGCACCATTTACAGAAAGCGGAACAACAAACTATGTTCTTCCTCTTACCTTTCATGGTGTTGAATATTCTGGAGGAACTTGGTCTGCTTTGACTGGTACAAAAACTGTACAAATAAGCATATCTATAGTGGTATAATAAAAGATGGTGATAACAAATGGCTGATGTAAGTATAGGTAATATTTATGAAACGAAGGTTCCAGGATATGATGCTCCTGCAGATATTCAGGCAGCCCTTCGGTTATATCATTATGGTTCTGGAACATATACAACAACAAATACAGATAGAACTCAATTAGTTAATCCATCTATAGCGTATCATTTAAAAACAATTCAAGATTCAATTGATGCTATTAATGCACTTGGTGCGGGTGGACAGGTATCTGCAACATTACCAACAAATAAACCAGAAGGATATATGTGGGTAGACTCAACATCTACTCCAGGGGTCGCCCCTATGAATCCTACAGCAATTTATACAACTGCAACCCCTTCATCTCCTACAGATGGAACTTTGTGGGTAGTTAAAGGAAGTTCTCCATTATTAATGAAAATTTATGATTCTGCTACATCTACATGGAAGACCATAGGTGCATAATGACAAAAACTTCAGATCAAGAATTAAAAGAAATTGCAATTGCTAAATTAGTCGCACTTGGGTTAACAGAAGAAGAACTTAGAGCATTGGGGTTGAACGCATAATGGCAACATTAAATACATCTGGTAAAACTGCTTATATGTATGATGCAGATACCGATACTTGGTATTCATTGGCAGCAACAACAAATACTGCAGCAAACTATAGTTGGTCTGGAACTCATTCTTTTGGAAGCAATGTAACTTTTTCTGATGTGAATTCTGTTGTACAAGCAAAGGCTGGAGTTAATAACTTTTTAAATCCCGCTGCTAGAGATGCAGCATTAACGTCTCCAGTAAGAGGAACAGTTTGTTTTATTAGACAAGATGCATCTTCAGTTGCTGTAAATCAAATTCAATTTTATGATGGAACTGCTTGGAGACCTTATGAGGGTATTGCTTTATTAACAAGTAATACTGCAGCAGGTGGCGGAACATATACTCTTAGCCTAGATGATATTAGCAAAAGTTTAACATTTAACTCTACAGCAACTTATACAGTTTCTGTTCCTCCAAACTCAAATGTTGCTTTTCCAAATGGATCAAGGTTAGATATTTTAAGGTTAGGAACTGGAGCAGTTACAATTGCTGCGGGTGTTGGTGTAACTATTAATAGCAAGAATTCTAATAAAAATATTGCTGCTCAATATTCTGGTGCTACATTGGTTAAGGTTGATACCAATACCTGGATTTTAATTGGCGATTTGATAGCGTAGGTATTCCATGCTTGGATATATTGGAAGATGGGCTGCATCTAAAGGAATGAAACTTTTGCCAAGTTGGATTGGCATAGATAAAACAACAGCACAAACAGATATTGTTACACAGGGATTTCGAGTAGGAATAGTAACACAATCAGATTCCGATGTTTCAACAGAACAAACAAATCATAATAAAGTTATTAATCAAACACCAACTGCAACAACCCCACAAGATTATGAAACCCCAGTAAATGTTACCTGGAGAAATTTTTCTTTTACTCCGTTTTCTGTATTTTCTTTTTCACCGTTTGGCGTTTTTGGATTCTCACCATTTTCTGTGTTTGGTTTTTCACCATTCTCTGTTTTTGGCTTTTCACCATTCTCTGTTTTTGGTTTTTCACCATTCGCTGTTTTTGGCTTTTCACCATTCTCTGTTTTTGGTTTTTCACCATTTTCTGTGTTTTCTTTTAGTCAGAGTATACTTTGGAACCATCACTGTACTGCAGCAGATCGTGCAATCGGTGCTTGTTCTGGAACAGGATGTTCTGCATATGGAAGTGGATCAGTAATGGGTTGCCCTCAGTAATTAAGTTTGGTATAATTAAGTAAAAGGAGAATAATGTTAACAGATACTGACTTAGAATTTGTATATTCTGGAACACCAGGAGTTGCTTTAGTATGGGTTATTGGCGAAGATTGCGTTTATGATGAAGCCATGACAACAGAGCATGCAGAAATATTTTTAAAAACTAATAATGTTAAAAACATTACACCATTAGATGCTATGCCAGAAACAATGGTTATTGAACTATATAAAGATAATGATTTATTAGAAACATTAACTACTAGTGATTACTTTGGATCAATTTTACTAAGCAATCCACTTGTGTTGAATTTAGCAGATTATCCTAATGGTAGAAAAGTTGAATCGCCACATGCAAAATTTATTGATAACGACTTTTTAATATTGGATCATTAAAATGTCTGCTTGGGAAGAATATAAAGCAAAACATGGGTCTACTCCTTTAGATCTTTTAAATCCAAAGACAAAACCAGCATTAAGCGAAGTAGCAGATGAAAGATATTCAATTTGTAAAAATTGCCCTCAATTTTTAAAAATGTCAAAAAGATGTAAAGAATGTGGTTGCTTTATGAAATTAAAAACAAAAATAAGTTCTTCTAAATGCCCTATTGGCAAATGGTAAATGAGCAAATATTTTAAAAATAATTTAATTTGGTCAGAACAAACAAAAGATTTACTTGGTTTACCTAGACCATATGTAAAAACTCCAATAAAAGCAATTTTTAAAAAAGGTGTTTTCTTTTTGCATCAAAGAATACCAATGCCTTGGCAAACAAAACCAAATTTTAGAACTAGGCCAATATCTTTAATAAAAGAAAACGAGTCTAAAGTTTATAAAGAATCTTTGTGTTCTTATTGCGGTATTAAGTTTATAGATACAGACTTTGTTGTTAGATGGACAGCAACAGACGTAATTCCTACAGAAAATGGTCCAAGGGTAAAATCAGATATACATCCACACCATATTGAATGCATGAAACAAGCAAGAATTTTTTGCCCATATATGAGAAAAACCCAAGATTCAGAATTTGAATTTGGGCTTTACTCAGATTTAAGAAATAATGTAGACTTTTATTTAAAGTCAATAGGTATTATTTAGGAAATTTCTTCATCCACATTTTAGTTTTTAATGTTAATCCATGCCATGAAGACCAGTCTTTTCCACCATTACTCATGAAATATGCAACTTGAGCATTTAGTACTGGGTTTAATAAATCAGCATTAAAATTAAGTCCGAATTTGGCTCTTCGGTCTGGCCCTAAATCCCTTAACATGTTAATTTGAAACATTCCAAATGAATCGTCTCCAGTTTTAGCATTGCCATTGTGGGCAAGAGGATTGCCATGGGTTTCTTTTTTGGCAACTGCCCAAGCCTCAATAAGATGTTTTCCCTTAAACCCAATAGCAGAGAGTAGTTCTTTTAATTGACGATCTGATAGTGTTGTTGAATTTTGATACTTCAATAATGTATTTACATTTTTTGTCAAATGTGTAATATTTTTAGTTGTAGAAACCAAAAAAACCGCCTTAGCGGTTGCTGTAGTAGTAGACTGGTTGGTACTTAGATTATTTTTAGTTGTAGCATTAGCAATATTTGAAAATACTGAAAATGTTAAAACTGCAGTGAGTAGCCCAATGATAAGTTTTTGATCCTTCTTCATAGTTTCCTCCTTAGAAAACAATAACACCTTGGTAGGTGTCTACTAACTAGTATAACATGGCTTTCTTGTTTAAGTCAAACTAAAACATGCTCTATAGTAAGATAATAAAAAAAATAATTAATTATTTTATTAGTAAGAACATAATTGTGTTTTGTTACTAAAAATTAAAGTAAGTGGTATAATCTTAATATGGCTACAGGTCGTTCACAAACATATTTATTACCATATCCACAAGTTGATGATAACGTCAATGTTCATGGAGATGTTGCATCTTTAGTATCTACACTAGATACAACTTTGCAAGGACTTGGTTTATCGTATATGAAGTTAGATGTTAAAAATGTAAGTGGTTCTACTATACCTGCAGCAACACCAGTCTATGTTACTGGGTATAATGGAAAAACAACAGTTGCTGCATCTCTATCTTCTACTACTCAACCTGTTCTTGGATTAACTAAAACTAGTATTGCAAATAATGCTGAAGGAATTTGTGTTGTATCTGGTGTTTTGCCACAAGTAAATACTTCATCTTTTGTAGCAGGAGACGTTCTTTATGTTTCTGCAACTGGCGGATTAACTAAAACAAGACCATCTACTGGTTCTGTTGCAATTGGAGTATGTGCTTATGCCGATGCCTCTAACGGAATTATTGTTATTGAAGCAAGAGGCAATGGAACCTGGGGATCTTTGAAAAACGGTCTAAGTTAATGAATTTTCCATTTCCAATACCACAAGAAAGTGTTGAAAATTGTAAGGTCTATACTTCTAGATATAACATGACGATTCTAATTCCTCAAAATTCAAGATTTTTAGAAGTAGGCGTTGCAGCAGGCGATTTTTCACATGATTTTGCTCTTAAAAATAATCCTATATCAATAACCCTAGTGGATAGATTTGAAAATGAAGATTATATGGTTCTTGGAGAAGGTAAAGAGCATGTCGTTAGGTTTGACAAAGACACTAATTTTGATTTTGTAAAAACTAAGTTTGCTGCCTATAATACAGAGTTACTTAAGGGTAATTCTGAAGATATTCTTCCATCACTTCCAGATAAATTTTTTGATTTTATTTATTTAGATGCAGATAGTGGAATAGAGGCATTTTCAAAAGATTTTTCAGAAGCCTTAAGACTATGCTCAGAAACAGGGATTATTGGAATTAATGATTATGCTATTGCGGATTATGTGCATAATGAACCTTTTGGAACAGTTTTTGTTGTAAACTCATTTTTATCGGAAAATCCAGATTGGGAAATTATAGGATTTTGTATTGAAAATACAATGTTTTGTGATGTATACTTAAGAAGAAAG